AGAGGATTTCCGCGAGGCCAAAAGTTCGTCCGGGTTCGTGAGTTCGGGCCTATGAGGACCGGACGACCACCGAAACCGACCGCGCTAAAGATCCTGCAGGGCACGGCGCGCAAACACCGGCTGCCGAAGAACGAGCCGGTCCCGCCGCCGGGCGAAATCGTGAAGCCGCGCATGCGGAGGGGCGCTTCGGCGATCTGGGACACATACGCGCCGATGGTTATCCACATGGGATTGCTGACGCCGGTGGACGTGCCGCTCTTCGCGCTGGCGTGCGCGCTCATGGCCGAGGCGGCGCGCAACCCTGGCGCGATGGCATCGTCGCGCATTGCCCGCCTGGAGAGTCTGTCTGGCAAATTCGGGCTATCACCGTCCGACCGGGCGCGGCTCGGCAGCGTGGCGAAGCCGAAGGAAAACGCCTTCGGTGCGCTGACGGCATGAGGACCGCCCGTAAGCGCGCCGCCGCGCAGGACCACGTCAAGCGAGCGGCGCAGTACGCCCGCGACGTCGTCGCCGGCCGCATCCTGGCCTGCCGGTATGTGCGCCTCGCATGTCAGCGGCACCTCGACGGTCTAAAGCTGCAACGCACCGCGGCATACCCCTACCGACTGGATGTCAAAGCCGCCGAGAAGTGGTGCCGATTCGTCGAGCTCCTGCCGCACGTTAAGGGCAGATGGGCCTCGAAGCATGAGTCAATCCGGCTCGAGCCGTGGCAGTGCTTCATCATCGTCAACGTGTATGGCTGGGTGCGCAAATCGGACGGGCTGCGGCGCTATCGGCGCGTGTACATCGAAGTCCCGCGCAAGAACGCGAAGTCGACCATTACCGCGGCGCTGGGGCTCGCGCACCTAACGATCGACGGCGAGCACGGCGCAGAGGTCTACAGCGGCGCGACGTCCGAGAAGCAGGCGTGGGAGGTATTCGGGCCGGCGCGGCAGATGGCGTTGCGCACGGCGGACCTGCGCGAAGCGTTCGACCTGCAGGTCGGCGCGAAGAACCTGCACGTCCTGAAAGATGCGTCGAAGTTCGAGCCGATCATCGGCAAGCCGGGTGACGGTGCGTCGCCGTCGTTCTCCATCACCGACGAATACCATGAGCACACGACTTCCGAGCAGTACGACACGATGGTCACCGGCATGCTGGCGCGCGAGCAGCCGATCGCCTGGGTGATCACAACCGCCGGCTTCGACACCGCGGGTCCGTGCTACGCGCTCCGTCAGCAGTGCCTCGAAGTGCTCGAGGGCAAGGTCGACGACGACCGCATCTTCACGCTGGTTTACACGCTGGATGAGGGCGACGACTGGACAGCGGTTGAATCGCTGTACAAAGCGAACCCGAATCTGGGCGTGTCCGTAAGCGAAGAGGATCTGCGCAAGGATCAGATTGCCGCCGTCAACTCACCGCGCGAACAGGCCAAGTTCAAGACCAAGCACCTGAACATCTGGGTGACTGCGGCCGCGCCGTACTTCAATGACGAGCTGTGGCGGCAATTGGGCGACGCGCCACCGATCGAAGAGTTTGCCGGCGCGGAGTGCGTCATCGGTCTCGACCTGGCATCGAAGATCGACCTGTGCGCGTCGATCCGCGTGTTCTCGCGCGACCTCGAGGACGGCCGCCACTTCTACGCTTACGGCCGGTTCTACGTGCCGAAGGCGCGCATCGAGGATGCCGCGCACCGTCACTACGCGGGTTGGGCCGAGCAGGACCACATCATCGCGACGCCCGGCGACATCACCGATTACGACTACATCGAAGTCGACCTGAAGGATGACGCCGAGCGCTACAGCATCGTGCAGCTCGGCGCCGACCCTCACAACGCGACGCAGCTGATCACGCACCTGCAGAACATCATCGGCGCGGACAAGGTCGTCGAGGTGCCGCAAACCGTGATGCACTTGTCGGAGCCGATGAAGGAGCTGCAGGCGCTGATTGTGTCCGGTCGCATCCATCATGACGGCAATCCGTGCTACGCGTGGCAGATCGGCAACGTCACGGCGCAGGAAGACCGCAACCAAAACGTGTTCCCGCGCAAGGAACGGCCGGAACTGAAGATCGACGGTGCGGTCGCGACGATTATCGCGCTCGGCCGGCTGCTTTTTCTCTCCGCGACGCCACAGCCCGAATACAACATTTATCCGGTGTGGTGACGATGCATCGCGCATACAGCGTCATTGAAATCAAAGCGGTCGATAAGGAACAGCGCATCATTGAGGGCATCGCCACTACGCCAAAGACCGACCGCGTGGGCGACATCATTGAACCCGAAGGTGCGGTGTTCAAGCTGCCCATCCCGCTCCTGTGGCAGCACCGCGGCGATTCCCCGATCGGGCATGTCATCGAAGCGCGCGTCACGAATGACGGCATCCATGTTCGCGCGCAGATCGAACGAATGGACGAGCCCGGCGAGCTAAAAAACCTGCTCGACCGCGCGTGGCAGTCGATCGGAAAGAAGCTGGTCCGTGGCCTGTCGATCGGCTTCAGTCCGCTCGAATGGTCCGACATCAAGGGCACGTTCGGGCAGCGGTTCACCAGCTGGGAATGGCTGGAACTGTCGGCGGTCACGATCCCGGCGAACGTCGATGCCACCATCACGTCCGTAAAGCAGTTCGACACAAACGCGCCCGCCGTGCCTGGCAATGGCGCGCACCACATTCCCGCGGCTGCGGGCAGGGTCGTTTCACTGACGAAAACCAAGCCCCCAGAGGGAAAAATGACGGTTACGGAACGGATCGGCGCTGCGGAAGCGAAGCGCGCCGCGAATGTCGCACGCATGGGCGAGATCACGAAGTCGGCCGGCGATGCGAACCGCACGATGGACGCACCGGAGCAGGAAGAGTGGGAAGGTCTCGATGAAGAGATCAAGTCGCTGGATGGCGAGCTCGTGCGTCTCAAGCGGATGGAAGAGCTGAACGCGCAGCAGGCCAACCCGGTCAACGGCCAGACCACAAAGGCCGCGACGGATTCTCGCTCGACGGATGTCGTCGTGACGCATCCGGCGAAGCTCGAGCCCGGCATCGAGTTCGCCCGCTACGCGATGTGTGTCGCCGCAGCAAAGGGCGACCCGACGATGGCGCTGCGTCTCGCCGAGACGCACTACCCGCAACAGATGCGCGCCATTACGGTCATGAAAGCGGCGCGCGACGTCGGCATGGAGCCGCACCGCTTCATCGCGCAGCTCGCCGAGACGGCAACGAAGGCGGCGGTCGCAGCGGGCACCACGACACAGGCGACATGGGCCGCGCCGCTGGTCGAGTACAACCAGTTCGCGGGCGACTTCATCGAGTACCTGCGCGCGCGCACCATCATCGGTCGTTTCGGCCGGGATGGCATTCCCGACCTGAACCGCATCCCGTTCAACGTGCACATCCGCGGTCAGACGTCCGGCGGGTCGGCGTCGTGGGTCGGTCAGGGCAAGGCGAAGCCGGTCACCAAGTTCGACTTCAACGACACGTACCACGGCTTTTTCAAGATCGCGGCGATCGCCGTGCTCGTGGAGGAGCTGATCCGCTTCAGCAACCCGAGCTCCGAGCGGTTGACCCGTGATGCGCTGGGCGGTGCGGTCATCGCGCGCATCGACTCCGACTTCGTCGATCCCGCCATCACGGCGGTCGCGAACGTCAACCCGGCGTCGATCACGGCCGGCGTGTCGGTGACACCCGGCAGCGGCGGCGTCGATGAGGCGGCCGTGCGCGCCGACATCGCGGCGTTGTGGGCCGATGCGATCGCGGCGAACCTGCCGCTGACCAGTGCGGTCTACATCACCACGCCGACGATCGCGCTCAACCTGTCGCTGATGTCGAACGCGCTCGGCCAGGCGCCGCGCGGTTTCGATGTGACGATGACGGGCGGCACATTGCTCGGCGTGCCGGTCATCGTGTCGAATTACGTGCCGGCGGGCACGTTCATCCTCGCGTTCGCGTCCGAGATCTGGCTGTCGGACGATGGCGTCGTGACCGTGGATGCGTCGCGCGAGGCGTCGATCGAGATGCTGGATTCGGCGCTGCAGGGTGATGCGACGTCGGGCACGGGTGCATCGCTCGTGTCGATGTTCCAGACGAACAGCGTGGCGCTGCGCGCCGAGCGCTACATCAACTGGTCGAAGCGGCGTTCGACCGCCGTCCGTCTGCTGGAAGATGTCGTGTGGGGCACGGAAGAGACCTGATCCGCTGTAATGGCTAAGGTCGCTATCGTTCCCACGAAGAAGCCCATCAAGGGCGTGCCGCCTGGTGCCGTCGTGACGGTATCGGGCGCGCACGCCCGCGCGCTGGTTGCCGTTGGCGCGGCGCGGTATCCGACGCCGGACGAAGTTACGCCGCCCGCGCCGCCGGCCAGCCAGCCAAAGCCAGAACCGCCCGCAAAGTCGAAGCGCACGTACCGCCGCCGCGACATGAAGGCAGAGGACTGATGCGGCTCTTCGGCCTGGTGATCACGCGCACGAAAGCACACCTGTCCGGCGTGGACAACCGCGGCGGCTGGTGGCCGTGGATTCGCGAGCCGTACGCGGGCGCGTGGCAGCGCAACGACGAATGGACCGTCGATACGGTGCTCGCGCATCACGCCGTCTATTCCTGCATCACGCTCATTTCATCCGACATCGCGAAGCTGCGCCCGAAGCTCGTGCAGCAGAACGCGACATCCGGCATCTGGACGGAAACCGAGAGCGCCGCGTTTTCGCCCGTGCTCCGTCGCCCGAACCGCTACCAGAACCACATCCAGTTCAAGGAGTGGTGGACGACGTCGAAGCTGATCCGCGGCAACACGTACGTGTTGAAGGTGCGCGACGGCCGCGGTGTCGTCCGCGCGCTGTACATCCTCGACCCGTCACGCGTGCAAGTGCTCGTCGCGCCGGATGGCAGCGTGTACTACCAGCTCGGCGACGACAATCTGACCGGCCTGCAGACCAACGGCGTGCAGCTGCCGGCCACCGAAATCATCCATGACCGGATGAATTGCCTGTTCCATCCGCTCGTCGGTATCTCGCCGCTGTTCGCGTCCGGCCTCGCGGCCAATATCGGCCTCAACATCGAGCGCAATTCTGCCGGCTTCTTCGGCAACAGCAGCAACCCCGGCGGCATCCTGATCGCGCCATCGCGGATCGACCAGGCGACGGCGGACAAGATCAAGGACATGTTTCACGCGAGTTTCACCGGCAAGAATTCCGGCAAGATCGCGGTCGTCGGCGACAACATGAAATTCCAGCAGCTGCGCATGACCGCGGTCGAGTCGCAGCTGATCGAACAGCTGAAGTGGACCGCCGAAGTCGTGTGCAGCACGTTCCACGTTCCGCCGTTCAAGATCGCGGTCGGTCCGATGCCGACGTATCAGAACGGCGAAATTCTCGACCAGCGCTACTACTCCGACTGTCTGCAGTACCACATCGAGAGCTTTGAAGCGGCGCTGGACGAAGGGCTCGGCCTCGAGGTCAAGATTGACGGCCGCATGCTCGGCGTGGAGCTAGACCTGACCGGGCTCCTGCGCATGGACACGCAGACGCAGGTCAACACGCTGAAAGAGGGCGTCGCCGGTTCCATCTTCACGACAAACGAGGCGCGCCGGCAATTCGACTTGGAGCCGGTCGACGGCGGCGATTCGATCCGCTCGCAGCAGCAGTACTACGACATCGCGGCACTCGCCGAACGCGACCGCACGAACCCGTTCCCAGAGCCAACGCCGCCCGCTACGCCGCCACCGACCGACAGCGCTGATTCGGTGAAGTCGCTCGACGACGGCAGCGTGGCCGAAATGGCGGTCAAGTTCGCTCAAAACCTGAGAGCGGCATGACGATCGACGAAGTCGCGGCCTTCATGGCCTCAGAAGTTCGCGCGTATGTCGAGCGCACCGTTCCGGTGATGCTGGAACAGCGCGAAGCGCCGCTACTCGCGCGAATCGCCGAACTGGAATCGCAGGTCAAGTCCATCGAAGCGGTGCCCGGTCCAGCAGGTCCGGCGGGACCGCAAGGCGAACGCGGCGAAGCGGGTGAGACCGGCGCGGCAGGACGCGACGGCACTGATGGCGCAAAGGGCGAACCGGGACCGGCCGGACCAGCCGGCGAGACGGGACCGCAAGGCGAGCGTGGCGCGGACGGGACGGCTGGACCTGCCGGAGTCGATGGCGCGCCAGGCGAGCGCGGTGCGGATGGCGCGAAAGGCATCGACGGCCGCGATGGTCGCGATGGCAAGGATGGCCGCGACGGTATCGCCACACGCGACGAAATCGACGCCGCGTTCAAGTCGCTCTTCGCGGAGCACGAAACCGCGCACGTCGAGCGCATTACGTCCGCCATCAAAGCAGCGCTGCCCGACTTGCGTTTTTGCGGCGTGTGGCGCGACGGCGAGCACTACAACGAAGGCAACCTGGTGGTGTGCGGCGGCAGCCTGTTTCACTGCAACGAAACGGGAACGGCCGACCGTATCGGGAACGGCCCGACCAAGGGCTGGACGATGGTTGCGCAGCGCGGCCGCGATGGCCGTGACCTGCGTGAGCCGCCCGAGAAGCAAACACGCAACGCCCCGGTGACGCTGAGATGATCAGCATATCCGAGCTGCGCGACTACCTCGAAATCGAGGACGACCAAGAAGAGGACGTCGATCACATCCTGGCGCGCCTGGAATCGTACGCGGTCGCGTTCGTCGAGAAGCAGACGAACCGGCATTTCGGCCCGAAAGGCGATGTGACCGTGGTGGTCATGGGCACCACGTCACAACGGCTCTATCTGCCGTACGCGGTCGCACTGCCGGCGTCGAGCGCCATCACGATTGTCGAAGAACGCCGACAGCCGGGCGACACCGCGACGGAGATCACGACTGCGGCGAGCGACGGTTACATCCTGCGCACCAATGGGCAGGAAGCGTGGCTGGTGCGCAAAGGCGGCGCCAGGTGGCAGGACGGCTACGAATACACGGTGACGTTCAAGCGCGGCTACGCGCCGGGTTACGAACCGGGCGACATCCGGCGGATTGTGCTCAAGCTGGTCGAACTGGATTGGAATAGCCGCGGCGGCGAGGGCGTGAAGAGCGAGACGATCAGCGGATACAGTTATTCCGGCATGACAAACGAACAGCTCGAGGACGCGATTCCCGGCTGGACCGACACCATCGAGTCGTGGCGCCCGCCGGTGATCGCATGAGCCTGCGCAGCATTCGCCGCTTCCGGCGCCTGCTCACCGACCGCGTGCAAATCTATCGCGAGCCTGCGCCCGACTCGGTGCGCGACTCGCTGGGCCACGTCCGATCGCTGCCCGCCCCGATCATGGACGCGCCGACGCGCAAGAACGCGCGGCCCGCGCAGAACTGGTCAGGCGACGTTGCCGATGCCGGCCCCGGCGAGCAGCAGAACGCGAAGCGGACGTGGTTGCTCGACCGCGACCTGTCCGACGTGCTCGAGCGCGACGTGTTGCTCGTGACTGCCGGCCCGCACGAAGGCATGAAGCTGCGTGTCGGTAGTGTCGAGCTCGCGCAGGATTCGCGGCGTGTGCATCACGTCGAGGTAGGTGTCGATGTGTGGCATGGCGAACTGGAGGAAGCATCGTGAGCGTGCGCGTGCGCGTCGTCATCTACGGCGACAAGCTCGACCTTGCCGACGAGCTGGAGGAGGAATTCCACGCCAGCGCGAAGCAGGCGGTTGCGGACGCAGCGGACATCCTGCTGGACGACGTACAGCGCCGGCTGACCGTGCGCACCACCGGCATCGCGGCAGAGGGCGAAGCGCCGGTGCGTCGGCGCGGCAACCTGGAGCGGAGCTACAAGCGCATCAATCCGACGATACGCGGCCGCGTGGCGCGCAGCGGCATCTACTCGAATCACCCCGGCGCGAACCGGCTGGAGTACGGCAAGACGGACACTCGCGGCGTGCGCACGCTGCCACATCCGGCAGTGCGTCCCGCGATCGAAGCGACCGAGCCCGCAATTGATCGACTGCTTACGGAGCGGTTGACGTGATATGGGACGTTGTCACCGAAGATTGGCTTGCACTGATCGTGGCCGACAGCGCGTTACAGTCGGTCTTCGGTGGCACCGTCCAGTTCAACATGGCGACATACACCGTGCCG